TGGCAACGTATGCCTGATTTGCTTGAGCTACTCCGGCCTTGTCTTGTACCTCGAGTTCTGGCGGGATTGCCGAGATATCGACAAAATCAAGAATATTGATTGGCAACAATCCAGCGTCGGCGGCGTTTTGAATTGCTGCCTTGATAACCTTGAGGAACGATCGCTTGTACAGTTCCTGCAATCGTTTGCAATGGCGCAAAAAGGGCGATTCGGCGGTCATGCTTGAGGCATAGTTGTTGTTGCTGGCGTCGCTTGATACAAGCCATTCTGGCGCGTTGTGGCGGTTGCCAGCGGAACGTAGCAACGCTTGCATGATCTGGAGATGACCTTGTGAAGCAGCAGCTCCCGGCGGCGGAACATAATTCATGCCTTTTGGAATATCTAAAAATGTGCCGCTTTTAATTTGTTGGAAGTCTGTTGCTCTTTGTGTTACCGGACTATATTGCGCATAGTCTGTTTGAGCGCCAACGAACGCATCGACTTGAGCGAACGATGACGTATCGTATTGCCTGACGCCAGCGATTGCGGCTTGAACGGCGGCTCCATCGCCTAGGTTGGCGCGTAGCTTGCCAGCGGCGGCGAATGAATCGAGCGTGTCGTATGAAAAATCTGATAAGCCTCTTTTGATATTGCGCTTAACATTGACCTTGACGTGAACGATCTCGTCCGCTGGAACCTCTTCGGTCGCCATCGGGTTATCGCCCTTTTCTCCCATTGGCGAAATGTATGAGATGGCATAGGCTAAAATGTTACAAACGTCATCTAATTCTGTTTTAATGCCGTAACTAAAATCGGCAAGTTGTTCTCCCGGCGGCATGAACACTTGTTCCGGCTCGATGACTCGAACCATCATCTTGCCGTTTTCTTGCGGGAATAATCGTAGGAAAAACTCGCCATCTTCCCGAGATCGCCAAAACAATTCTTGCTCCATTTCAGCCCATGCGTTTTGATCAATAAAGTTATCAATGCAATCTTGGACCTTGACAAGAACATCATCGGGAATTTCCCGATTGGGTTTGCCAACAACATCATATTTGTAACCTGATCCAATAACATAACTGCACAACCCGTTTAGCAATCCTTGAGCGTTTGGGTTCATTGTGCTAAGTAATCGAGCCTGAGCGCGGATCAAGCCTAGTTGCTGTTCGGAATACCAGAACGGGAAGTTTCCGCCGTATCGACGATCGGTAGGTTGTGTGATCGGGTAGGCTAGGGCGAATCCGTCTTTGTACCTGGCTAACAGGTCAACATACGCGGTCAGCCAGTAGTCGGTATCGGCGTTTGATTCTGTTAGTCTCACGGCTTTTTTAAGCCGATTAATTTTGATTTGTTCTTCAAGTTCGATTCTTTGTTGTGATAACGATGGCGTGGAATCGGCTGGTTTTATGCCGAAAAGCTTTTGAAACCATGTTGTCTGGCTCATGTCACTAACCTCGTCACCATTTTGCCTTGACGGCCATTGTGTAATTCTATCATACAACGTAATGCCATTTCGAGCGCATCCGGACCATCATCGTGTGAAGCGGTTGGAAAATCTCGCATTTGTTCAACGATGATTTTGTTGTGTGGCGTTTCCCGAAAACGAAATAGACGTTGCGACAAGTATGGCCCTAGCCTTCGAATTCTAACCAGCTTATTGACCACGTTAACGATTGGTCGGCAGGGTATGGCCATGCCTCGACCTCGAGCGCGTTCCATGAGTTGCACGGCGATAAGTTCTTGAAATTGGTTGGCCTCGATCACGACTAGGTCAGCGTTGAATTCGCGTTGCCTTTCGAGAATCATATCGACCAGCACTTCTGTATTGACTCGCACCATATCAGAATCAACATAAAGCGCGCCGTCCATGGTGCGGCCTAACATAACAATTGCACTAAAGTCGCCTTGTTTCGCTTCCCGGCCTTTCGATGGATCGACGGCGATAACCTTGCATTGCAATTGTGGCCACGATCCGTTCCACCAAATATGTGGGCCAAAATGTTCCGCTGGCCATTCAGCGCCTTCCGAATCGACAAATTCTCCCGACAGTTCCTGCAATGCGGTACGGTCGCTGTACTGGGCCTCCAGAGCGGTTATGAATCCAGCGTCAAGGAACGGATTAGCTTTTGTTTGCGCTCGAATTAGGGCGGTATCTGGCTTGCCAGTTGCGAAGGTATCGTAGGTCCAATGGCCTAGGCCTTTCGGGGTGAACGTGGCGGATAGCCAGCCCGCTTGACCACGTTCGCGCAACGTGGCGATGGCGACAGTGTAGGCCTCATGACTCATTAGGGAGGCTTCATCGAGCCAGACGCCAGATAGGTTAGGACCACGTAGGCGTTCTGGATCGTCGGCCGATCGGAATAGAATTTCAGAATTGTTTGGCAAAAGTAGTGAAGGTGGTTGTCGTTTCAGCGAATCATGATTGTACACGCCCAACATGCGGCATATTTCAACGGTTGTCCTGATCGATGAGTCAGACAACATTGGGTACGTTGGAGCGGCGACTAGGTAGAGACGACCACGACCTTCTGGCGACATGGCGCGCTTGACCATGTCGTATGCGCCGATCCAAGATTTGCCCGCGCCACGACCGCCAACAAATCCCCTATATCGTGCCTGGCAATGATGGAACTGTGCTTGCGCCGTATGCAATTTGACTGACGTTTGTAATGGTTGCCGTGGTTGGCGCATCAACAATTTCCTCGACGATCTCACGCCGAACAGCCTCGACGGTGAGTTCGTGCTTTTCGCTATACCCTCGAGCCCTACCTTGACATTTCAAAAGAAAACATATCGCCCATGCCTCACCGCTCTTGACGGCTTTATGTAATCCATCAACCGCATCATCGATCATAGACTCTCGGGCGTCTTCAATCAATTTCTTTAATTGAGGATGCAGGTTAATAAAGTCATGGACGCAACTGCGCGCAACGTGGCAAGCCTTCGCAACCCGCGACAAATTACCAGAGTACAAAACAATATTGGACGCAACTATGTCCATACTGAGTACGGGTTTACGTCCACGGTTGGACTTTATTTTACCGGTTGGCTTGCCATTATTTTTACTTGTAGTCAAATTTCGTCTCCTTCGCAGTCAATGTCATTGAGTCTAAGATGAATTCTGTGTTCTGTTTTTATGTTATCACGCAGCACTTGTTTCTTCCGATCGCCTGGTGAAGTCGGGTTGAGTCCGCGTCGAACCCTATCGATCATTATACGTATCTTCGCATCGGATCCCGGTTCGGCTTGAGTCGGCTTGTCGTAATCCTTGCTGGCGTATATCTCTGGCGCAATGATAACACAAATGGCGTGGTATATGTTAATATTCATTGTGATTGATGACCGTAAGGAATCGAACCGTTTGGTCAATTCCGTTACCGAGATATAGTTATCAAGTTTAGGCGCTCTCATATTGTCGAATCTGCACAGTGACGTAAGCGTCGTCTTTTGGTGCTTTCGGTTGCAGGTACTCAACGGTCATTTTGCGAACGATATCGCAATTGTCGTCTGGTATGATTCCTTCGAGTACCAGCGAATCGAGGATTCCTTTTGGGACGTTGTCGATATCACGATTAGATCGCCAGCCTTTCCCGCCGTTGATTGTGATTGTGATATTTACTTGTGGCCAGACGACTTCGGATTCAATCTGGCTGAGTGATACTCGAGCCAGAAGAATCCATTTTTGATAGTTGGCGCTTTTGAACATGCCATTTTTAGAACGTCGCCATATCTTGTTGACGGATGGCGGGATTGGCAAGTTGAACGTGATCATCTAGAGCCCTAGTAGTACGCGGTTGAGCTCCATGAGACGTTCAATATCGTCGATTAATTCCTTGATGATCGCCTTAGTTTGCTTGTCCAGACATTTACTGTATTCACGAATCTCGTCAATGCGATCGTATTCCATGATGGCACCTCATCATTAACGATATCTGACACAAGCATACCAGCCATTGCGTCCTCGACTAACGCCGATCTCGACTGGCGTTCTCTGACCATAATAACAGCAATTCCTAATAGCGGCTTGCGCGCTGGCTGTTGAGAAGCCAACGCCTTCATATCGATATGATCCGCCACGGTGCGCCATACGTCCGCATTGGGCGGATGATTGGGCGCTGGCCTGAGCGGATAGGCTTTGTGCCTGGGCGATTGATGTTAATGTTAGGCAAGCCATTGCAAGAGCGAATCTCATCCTAAGACCTCGCGTAATAGCCAGACGGTCCAGTAAATTGACCATCCGATAACGTATCCTACGATTATGCCCAATCCGATGAACGATATGAACCGTAGGATCGGGTTGTGTTCTGGTTCCAGCCATTCGCTATTATCATCCATTATCATCTCCTGTATTGAGTTCGCCGATAAGCATATCGAGGCATTTTCTCGCCTTGCGCAAATCCTCGACGCCGTTCTTCTGCTCATACCGCCAAGTATATTTGATGACCATTCCAGCAAGGTACGCACAATACCCATCAACACCCAACATGGCGCGTTGAGCGTCGCAACATTCAATGCGAGAATCGTCTTTGGCTAAATAATGTGATGGTTCGATTGGATTCATTTCATAATTATCCTAATATTTGTTTTGCCCAATCTTGAATCATTTCCTTGCCATTGTAAACAACTGTACAGTTATCGTGAATGGCTTGTCGTGCCGCGCATAGTTCAACGATGAGCCAATCGACTGCCTTATCGGGCAATGATTTTCCCTCAAATCGGGCATCAATGCACGCAACAATCATTTCCTTTTTTGTCATGCGTCATCCTCACCTTCTTCTTCTTCAAATGCCCGATGTTCTTTGAGCCGATTCAAAACCCAAACCAAAGTCTTTCCCGCGTGCCTCAAATCTCCGATTGATTCTAGGGTTGTGTTCTTTTCCCGGTTAATTAAATTTGTTATTTGCTGAGTCATGTGGTTGACGGTGAACCGATAACGTAATGCCTTCAGGTCATCGAGTAGGGTTTCAATATCGATCAAGTCTGGATAGTTATTTCCCTTAATGATATTGCCGATACGCGCAAGGCTAGACGAGGTCAATTCTGTTTGCGTGACCTCGTCCATGATTTGCTCGATGGTTTTGCCTGGTGGCTCTTTACGTGCCATGGGTTACTCCATCGCAAATTCGTTCCTGATCCGCTCGATTGAGACCATACGTCTACTATACCCTACTGATCTGCCATGGCTTGTTCGTTTATTGTATCGTTCGTTATTCCGAAATTCTAGGAAGTCATCCAGTTCGGCCGTAGTCAGATTTTCATGCGCGAAATTCCAGAAATCTTCAACAACAGAATTAGAATTTGGCGGTGCGACCATAATGCTTTCGATGCCATCGTCATTGTTTTCGGCATATCTCTTTTCTGTTTGCAGGTCAGTAAACGTAGTGATATTGCGCTTTTTGCGCAACCATTCGCTTCGTTGGTGCATAAATCGCCAGCTTGCATGAGTGGAGAATGCCGCGCCTTTCGCCGGATCAAATGTTTGAGCAGCGATCATAAGTCCAATCATAAGCTCTTGTTTGTAACCGTCAAAGTCGCGTTCGCCTTTTGGAAAATATCGTTTTATAAATCCGCTAACCAATCCTATATTTTCTTCGACCATGCGCTGTTCGGCGGCGGTTAGCGGCCTTATCTCACGAATCATCTTGCCAGCCATCATCATCTCCTGATCATTTCATCATGTTGCGGAAACACCCGCACACAAACAATATGCCGCTGGTTCATCACGTTGCAAGTCTATTTACTTTTACAAAACATAGCCTAAAACCAACGATCGCATATTTGATCGACCAAACACGCAATAAACACCGATCGTCAATTCTAAATACCATTCTGCAAACATTCATAAGAACAAAGGTTATTCAAACATAGAAACTTAAAATATAGTTAGATTTTAGGTTATGGCGGTTATTGCAGGGTTATTGCATAGTTTTTGCAGGACGCTTAAGTCCTTATAATATAAGGCTTTATAGTAGTAATAGTAGTAGTAG